AACACTATCGAGCCATAGAATATCCCCTGGACTATATGCCCCTAAATTGATTCCGCTAACCTGCCCCTGTGTTGTAATCCATCCAGCTGCACCCGCTGCAATGTCCGCCCTAACTATTCCCAAAGTCTTTGAACTGAATGTATCGCTTGTATTCTTTGCAAGTTTCACCGATGCCCTGTCACCGGATGCGCCAAAGATATAAACCACCTGACCTTTTGTAATCGTAACCGCTTCGGCATTGGTAACGTATGCTTTTACAACGGTTGCCGTATCGCTTGCAGCAGAAATTGTTCCAATGGTATAATTAACTCCCGATTTGCTATATTTTAATGTATCGCCACTTTTCCAGATGCTATCAACCGCACCGGCACCGGCAAGGCTATCCAATAGCTCCAAAGTTCCATAAGATACATTTTGCGCCCTCCAATTTGTAAAAGTCTCAACCGCGCTATTCTTTACATACCTTAAAACGTAATTCTTTGCACTATCTACGGATGGGAATCTGTTTTGAGCCGATCCGCTAAAAAAGCTAAAAATCAGTACAAAAGCTATTAAATACTTCATAAAATCAAAATTAATCTTCATTTTTTGCCGCTTTTATTAATTTGTCAACCTATTCAGGAATATAAAATATTTTAACTGTTTCACCGCTCGGCAAAGCAGAATCAAATGTAATTACCCCACTCCCATAACCATTGCTCGGTAAAAATTCATATAAATCAGGAGCATAATAAACATCATTAACAAATACCATTAAAATGTTAGCTCTAAACAAATCAACCGATGAATATGTAATAGAATATGTTGTACTTGAATACGTTAAATATGTAGGCTCATTTTCCGTATTCTTTAATTCGTTTGTGCTGTATAACGGCCCATCCGCTGCAATAGTTACATCAAACTTGGCAAACTCACCACTTGTTGCCGTACTGGATGCAGATGTAATAATGCCTATACCAAAGTAAAATTCAGCTCCAACATTAGCCTTTATGGCTATTTTTTTGCCTTTTATAATATTGTCATTAAAATGTAAGGAACTAACCCGCCCGGCTTCATTTAAAGTTATAACGCCGGTGCATTGTATATTCCAATCATAACTGCCATATTCTCTATTTGTAGCTCTTCCGCTGCCCTTTGTTGTCGTTATAATTTCAGATGATGTTATCGTCAAAATAAAACTATCCTCACAACCAATAGGCTCTAAATCACCATAAGCATATAATACTAAATCGTCTCCTTTTAATTGTGCCATAATTTATAATTTAATATCCATAACCATAATCACCACTACCACCATCTCCGGTATAGCTAAAGTTCTGATCAAATTCACTACCAAATAATACAAATGTCATACCATCTGTCCATGCTGTTATTTGAACAATATCGCCAGCAGCAAGTGTAGCGCCTTTTAATCTTTGTGAACTGCATTGTCCATAAACTAACATATTATTCTCTATCCATGTTGATTCAGGAAAATTTTCTAAATATTCAGCACTCCCTATTTGAATACTTATATTTCCATCTGATAAACCTCTATTAACTATATTTAAATATGAAATAACACATCCTTTATTTTCTGGAACTACGTATAAAATTTCAGTTACACCAGTTGCTTCTTGCGGATTTGCCTGCCCAAGTATTTTAATTACCTCCATAAAAAAACATTTTTGCCCAGTTATTTGATTTGTCGGTTTTTACTTCATCTAATATTTCAGTATTATTACCAATATACAATTTGCCATCTAATAAATCTTTAATAAATGTAACATCATCAGGTGATATAAAAAATCCCGGTTGCGCGCCAGTTACACTTTGATTTAAACCATAAACTAATTCTATTTTTGCATTTACCATTATTGATAAGTATTAAATCTTCTCATTTTTTTAGTTCTGCTTAATGATTGTATAACACCAAAAACACCTAACCTCCAATCCACAGGGAATCTTGGCTCTTTTAATGGATCGTTTTCATCTTTTGCTTTTACATTTAAATATCTAAATGATTCAATTCCATTTTCAATAAAATCAGTATTGTTTGATGTATTGCGCAATTCGATCATTGTGAATTCGGCCGTTTCTTGCCTAATATCCATTTGCAAGGTAGTCAACATAAATTCTTTATCTTCTACTTCTGTAAACTCTACACTATTTAAAGGAGACAATAAACGATTACCTTGATATATATCATATAATCTTCCTTCTATTCTCATAAATTCTCTCCACATTGTACGCCAATACGCTCTTGTCATATATTGCAAAAATGGCATATTAACATTTGTATTTTTATAATTCCAGCTATCTATATTTGTAGGGTTAGATGCTGAAGATAATAATGCTCCCGTATTGCTTATATTTGGTGATGTGCTAATAAATATATCATTGTCAAATTTATTCCTTAAATTATTTGTTTGTTCTGATTTAAATTCAAATCCATCTACATAAATTAATTCATTAAATGTTGCATTTATTTCAAAAGTTATATCTTTAAAATGCACTTCATTTGTACCAAAAACGCCATGAGATGTGAATTCTATTTCGATAAAACCATTTACAGGTACAGGCTTTGAATCACCACCAAAAAAGTCAGACCATATTCTGGTATCAAAATTTGTATTATATACTTGTACTAATGCTTGATAATTTGTGTACCATTTAGCATCTCCACCAGCTAAATAGTAATTAATACCATTATTACCTATTAGTTTAACTGTACATTTATAAAATATTGTTCTATTAGGAATTAATGCTATATTTAATCTTGCACTAAATCCAACACTTAAAATATCTCCAGCATTAATAGGGTATCTTGTTGTTTTTATTGCAGTTTCATTATTATCTTCTCTATATAAAACCATATACCGCCTAATCTCTGCATTTGTAGCAGTATTGATATCCGCACCTATATATGCTTTTCTATTTACATTAATTTGACCTGGTACAATTTGATTCCATGTTTCACAAGGTAACCAATGCTCTAGTTCATAAATTTTCCGCGTAGATGTACTTTTTGCATTGTCTAAAATGCCATCAATTAAATCCCAATTCCTAAAATATATAGGCGGGCGTTCAAATTTATATTTTAATGCAACTTCTTTAAATGCTTTTTCAACACTTACTAATGCGTCTGCATTAATTAATTTAGTGACTTCATTTAAACCTATATCAATTTTAAATGATTGATTTAATGATACTGATAAATTACTACCGGTATAATCTCTATTAGTTCCATCTAAAATATTTGATATTCTATCATTTGTTTGTAAAATATACCATTGCCCTCTTGCCTGATATAAAGTACATCCAAATGCCTGCATTATTTTACTTAATACTTCATAACAATCATCAAAATCACGCGGCCCTTTTAAAAATGTTTGAGAATATATAAAAGCATAATTAAATACATCATTTAATTGAGAACTTGCAACCCTAATTTGCGATCCGGTTGGATAAAGATTAATAAAAGTTGAATAATTTAATTCTAATTTTGTATGAAATAAAACAACTGCTAATAAATTATTTATTGATATTTTATTCCATATTTGAACATCATTACTATCTACTAATTTTTTGGTTTTTAACAATGTCAAACCATCATTTGCAGATAATTCAATTTCAGATGTTGTATCTAAAAATGGCTCTGTGATATAATCATTATCTAACCATCCTGACCATTCTAATGTGTTATTTAGGTATAGTTTTACTTTGTATTGTGTATCATATAACACGGTAAAATCTTCATAATTTACATTATCAGTCAATATCTTAATGCGCATTTTGCTTTCCCTAATGGGATTCATCTTTTCAAACTCACCATTAGGATATGATAATTCGACAGGTGACTGAGTTGATCCAGTTAATTGAATTGGTAATATTGAATTAAATTGAATAAATATTATATCATTAAATAAATCAATATCAGTTTCTGTAATTACTGATTCTTCTACTTCAAATTCATAATAATATACATCAGCATTATTAATATTAACAGTATAAATATTTACATTTTTTATTGTAAACAAACCATTGTTATTTATAGTGGATGTTATATTAATTTTATCGCCTTTATAAAATGTGCCTTTATAATCATTATTTATACTAAAACTTGTTACAGTAATATAATTTTTGGCATCTTGTGTATAAATACCATAATATCTAAATCCTATTTGATTAGTATTAATTTCTCTATCAATTTCCAATTTAACCGCCCTTCCCTTTATGGTATCAAATTCTAATCTATATCGTGTAATGTATGCCATATTTAATTAGCCAAAATTACCACCTCTTAAAAAAGTAGTTTTTCTTAAATAATCACCTCTAACACTAAATCCTAAATCTACTGCATTACCGCCTAAACCGGGAGCAATGGCATTGGCAATAGCTTTTACTATTGTCATCTGAATAATAACTTTTAACAAATCTACGAGCAATTTTTTGACGCTATCACCTAACGCTTTAAATGCATCTTCACCGGATGCAACCGCCTCAAATACAGAGCCAAATGCATTGGTTAATCCGCTTTCTATCGTATTTTTAATATTATCTAATATCTCCTTTTGCTCTTTAAGCTTCTCAAACTGCTTACCTAACTGCTCAAATTGTATAGTAAGTAATTGTATGCCTAAATCTGCATCCGTTAATCCTTTGGATTTTAATTCCTGAATGGCATTACCAATTAAATCTATTTTAGATTTTAAAGCATCCAGCGGCTCTTTGGTCTTATTGAAATTAAGCTTATCAACTTGTAACTGAAACCGCTCCCATGTCTTTGTAATCTCTTCAGTACGTTTGCGGATTTCCTTTAATGCAACCTCATTCTTTAAGGCATTTAAAGTATTGTTAAGCTTAATAAATTCTTGATTAGTATCGCTAACACCTAACTGCTTCAGCTTAATAAGTGCATCAGTTGTTTGATTAATTCTTTGATTTAACTGATCCTGACCAGTAACGGCTTGCCTTAAATCTAATTCACTTATGGCCGTTTGGTAATTCTTTATTAATTCATCTATTTTAAATTTAGATGCAGCATCCGCCAAACCTTGTGTTTTTGATGCTATTTCGGCATAGGCTTTACTTGTTTCACCACCTAATATTGCAATTCTTTTAAGAAAATCAAAATTAGTATTTAACCTTTGGTTGCTTTTATTTAATCCAGTTATTTGCTGTTCATAATCAAGTTCCTTTATGGTTATTTTATAATCTTCTGCTAAATCATTTATCTTCTCTTGTAATGTTTTTTGTTTGCTTGCACCCTTTACTACTTTATCATTTAAAGTATTTACAACAGGTATTTGCTTTTCATATTGTTTTACAAGTGTTGAATTTAATTCATTTATTTTAGCTATTTCTTTTGCTGTATCTTTTTTTATATTTACTATTTCCTTTTCAGCATCAAATATTTTCTTTTGTGTAATAGCTTCCTGTTCTAATCTGCCAGAACCTTCTAATGATTTTCTTAATTTTGTATTTTTTTCTATTTCCTTATTTAAATCAGCAATTTCTTTTAAGCTTTTTTGCTCTAAATCAAATATTTGTACATTATTTGCAGCAATACGACCAGATAATAATTCAGCAGTAGCTTTAGCATTTACTGCATCTATATAACGCCTAATAGCATCTTCGCCTTCTTTTGTTGCAATATTTTGCTTATTAAGTTTGCCAATAGTATCTGGCAATATTTCATTTAATCTTTTTAATGCTTGCGCCCTTGCTACTTCTGTTTGATTTACATCTTTGGCAACCTTTACTAATGTCTCAAATTCTAATCTTTGTTTGCTTACGGTTTCAACTAACGCCTCATTAGCTTGTTTTAATTTATCTGTATCCTCTTTTGCTTTTTTACTACTTGCACCCCATCTGCTAAAACCTAATTGCGCAAATTGCACGGCTGCCACAACTAATTGAATCCCTACAATCACACCACCCGGGCCGGCTAAACTACTGCCTAATGCTTTTAACGCTCCGCCAGTAGTACCTGATTCTTTTCTTAATTGTGTAAAGTTTTCAACTAAAGGACCGATATTATTCGCAATACCAATAAATCCAAAAGGCGCATCCGATACGGTACGCCCCAAATTAATCATGGATGTGTTTGCAGTATTTGCACCTTTGGCAAATCCGGGCAAACCATTTGCGCCATTTATTGTTTGTAAGGATTTAGTTAATCGATCTACATCCTTACTTGTATCATTAATTAATTTACCTAACCTTTGATATTGCTCAGATGATAAATTAGGATTTGAAGCAATTTTCTGTAACCTTAATAATTGGTTATTTAATACTTCAATACTTTTAGCTCCTAATATTTCAGCAGAATTGCCAGTTACCTGTAATTGCTTATTAAAAGAATTTAAACCTGATATAGCTTGTTGTACATCAGCTGCTACCTTTATCTGGAGTTGTTCTGCTGCCATTTTCTTTTAACTTCTTTAACTTATCCAATAATCTTTTTTGCCTGCTATTCTCCTCAAAACTATCACCCGGCAATGGCCAATATTCTTTATAAAATTGCCCGATATTCATCGGTTTGCTCAGATGCGGAGCTAACATAAAATAAGCCTGCCGCCTCGCAATTTCATGCTGATCTAATAATCTCTTATTATAACCCTCAATGAACTGATAAAAGTCAACAGGCCGCATCCAAAAGTATTCATCAGGTTTTAACCCTGCTGCATAGGCTGTGACTCTTGTGTCATTCCAGCCATACTCTTTTTTTTTAATTCCTCATTCACCTCCGCCAAATCTTCGGTTTTACGCTTTAACGCTTGGCAGTTGCTAAACTCATTAATTACATCAGTAATTTGAGCCATGTCGGCCTTCGTCAGCATACTATCTTCGACATAATCGTAAATCTCTTCAAATGTCAACGGCTGCTTTTGCCCTTTGACTTCGTAGTAATTTACCATGCCGGCATAAATGATTTTACTGATTGCATAGGAACTGTAATAAGAAAGGCCGTCAAATTTTGCGGCCTCTCCTAAGAATATCTCTACGCTAAGCATCCCAAAGCGGAGGCTTACATCTTTACCTTTTATATTCATGTTATGGAGTTACATCGATATTCCCAGTCAATTGGAAAGAAGCTGTAAAGCTTACATTCCCCTCAGAAGGTGCAGTTATGCCAAATTCAGTCATATATCCAGCACCTTGTACATAAAAGTTTACGCCAGTATCTTCAGGATCTTCGTATTTAATATCCAATAAAGTCTTTGCAGTAAACCAACCTAAAAGCTGCTCAACACTCACCTGGCCGGCAGATGGTGCAGTTTCTGCAATACCCTCAACTGAGAAAGTAATCGTAGGACTTGCAACGGATGTTAATGTATTACATTTAGTTACTTCGGTACTTACAGAAGCCGATCCGGAAAGGCTGGATGTAGTTTCACAAACTACGTTTAAATAACCGCCAGTTGTTCCGCTTTCGCGAATTTGCATGGTAACTGCTGATCCCTGAATTTGTGCCATTTTATTTTTCTATTATAATTTGAGTAAATCGTGTCAATCTTCTAACTATCTTCTTTGTGCCTGTATCTAAAATCGGTACGTGTTGACTGGCCGATTTCCTTACATCTACTATCTGAAAGTCCGCATTACCAGGCAGCGAAGTAGTGTTTATCGAAGGTATTATTGTATTTAACACCTTTGCGGTTATTGCGTCAACTATCTGCTTCACCAAATCTACGCGCCAATTGTTTTGACTAACCACATCAATCAATACCTCAACTTCATTCATAAACTTGCCCTTGTTAGGCAAATCAGCATCTACAATAGTGGATATTACAATGTAGTAATCCCCGCCTGTTTCATCCGCCTCTTCATCATATACCGGGATAGTGCTGCCATTGTATGTAATAGCTCCATCCAATGCCGTATAATATGCTGACTTTATAAATTTAATTGGATCTTTCATATTACTTTACCAATAACTACATTTAGCCGGTTAATCAAATCTTTACGTTTTCTAAGGTACGGAGGGAAAAAGTACGGCCTGGCTTCCTGACCATTTGCAATAATATTTAATGCCGCCTTAAAGGCGAATTTAGGATTGCCACCTTTACGCTTTAACCATGCTTCTAATGCCTTTACAAATGTCCTAAAATCACCTCTTTTTTTGCCTCTAAACTGGCTGGCATAATCATTTAATTCAGCAGGTACTTTCACTTTCGGCCCTGTTCCAAATTCAATATAAGGAGCATAATAAACATTACTAACCAATTCAACCCCATCCGGCATAGGCTTTGCTTTTGTATTTTGTTGCAACGCCCCCAAATCCTGAATCTTTTGCTGGCTAATTAAACCCAACTGTTCGGCATTTACATCATTACCCCACGCTTGTATCTCACCAACAACTTCTTCCTGCAATTCTTTAGGCAATGCCTTAATTTTTGTTTGTAACTCAGTAAAACCTTTAATATCAAACTTTAATGTTGCCATTATGCAATGTCTTGTGATGTAGCCACAATTCGCCAATAATTACCCTCCGGATTGTTCAATAACTGACTTGCAAACTTATTTTCCGCCCTTACCCTATCAACCCGCTCTATACTTTGAATAGAATAAAACCTATTGCTATATTCAATCATGCAGCGTATTGTAATGCTTACCGCTGAATCATATCTAATCAAAAACTCATAACTTGTCTTATAATTAGCTTTGCCAGCATCAAATCCCCTCGTTTGCGTTATTGTATTTATTTGCGCCCAAAGATTTGCCACTTCATCAGCAGTTACATCTGGCCCATCTACGCCCTCCGTTTGCCCCACCACAACTATCTTTACTTTCCTGGCCGATCCTATACCCATGTCAAATCCTTTAATGTTTTAGCATTGCTCATTAATTCGGCTGGCATTTCATCGGTATCATCACCTCGGTTTTCGTACATCCATAATAAAACGCGTTTTAAATCGGTTTTAAGCCGTGCGTCTGCATTTGCGGATGTTGTGTAGGTAATTTCATAAACCCCGCTAAATTGCGGCCTAAATTGCTTCTCGTTGTATCCTATTACCTGATATTCATCTGCATCCAAAGTATTCCAGTCATTTACACCTGTATCCACAATTTGCCCCTGCAATGCCTTAACGGCCGATATTGTTGAAATAGGAGCATACGGCATATTGAATGATGTTTCAATATATCCCGTCAAAACAACGGATTTGCTCACCATTGATTTTAAACTATATGCCTCAATCCGCTGCCTTGCGGCCTTAATAAGATCGGTTATAATAGTGTCATCATCTTCGGTTGTAACCCTTAACCAATCCTTTGCAGTTTCGAGGCTTATAGGCTCTGCTCCATCAGTAACCTTTATTTCGTAAATATTATTCATCTTATCAAAATTAATACCTTGTTGACGCGTTTATCTTTTCATTTGTCAACTAAAAATTATAACTTCGTATCCTGTTTCATAGGCAAGCATGGTTATAGGTTATTCCCGGCTTATTTTTATTTGCCGGGTTTTTTATTCGCATATAAACCGCTCCAATGCCGGCCAATCAGGTATTTGTTCCGCTGCCCTCTTTAATGCCTTATTTGCCCATTTTTGGTAATATTCGTCATCAGTCATCAGCTTTGTGATTTCCTTTGCCCATTCTTGTGTTTGCTCTCTTTTCATGCAAATACCAGCATCACCTACATTTTCAATAAGTCCAGGTGTAGGATTATAAATAACCGGAATGCCGTTTGCCATACCTTCGGCAGCTGCCATTCCCCAGCTTTCATAATGCGATGGCACTAACAGTATTTTTGTAACCTTGTAAACCTCACGGATGTCAGGTGTATTTGGTATTACTTTGACATTAGGCACGTTCTCAACATATTGATTATCATAACTGCCTTTGACTCCTAAAAACTTATATTTAGGTAGCTTTTTAGCAAGGCTGTAAAAATACCTTGCCCCCTTATTTTGATTTAGGTTTATAAGGGTAATATATTCTCTTTTTGTAGGCTCAACTTTTACCCATTCATTTAACGGCGGCGGGAATATAATTGACTTATGATTATAATTAAGCTTTTCAGCACACCATTGAGAATTATAAACGACATGAACAGGTACCGGACTATCTGCAACGGATGGATAGTTTATATCATTATGTACGATATGAACAAACTTTTTGCCATACTTTTCACAATGATGGGATGTCCATTTGTTATAATCCAAATGACTAATAACCACATCCGCCCATGTAAATAATCGATCTATAATATAGTCATCAGGAGGAAACACATCCACCCCTTCATAATCGTACATTTCGGTAATCTTATACTGATTTGCCTGATGTAGTAATATTTTTATGTCATGGCCTTGCGCCTTTAAATACCTGTTTATATTGCGGGCCATTGCTTCTGCTCCGCTGCCATGTTTGGGAAAATAAAGATGGATTGACCAAAGGATGTTCATATTACAAGCCATTTATGATGATAAATATCTTTTGCCGATATGTCAACGTGCGGCCCAAACCATGCTTTGGGTGCAATAATTATCTTTTCGGGATGGTCCGCTAATAATGCTGCCATTGCGGAAAAGCTGCTATTCGCTATTATAAAATGCTTACACCGCTTCATTAATTTAAAATCACTCAAATAGTGGCCACTTAAATATGTTCCCTTTACACCTACACGCTCTTTCGCAAATTCAATGTCATCACTAAATATCAGGTATTTAGTACCGGCCGGCATCATGTTGATAGCCTGCTGATAATATTCTTTGCTGCACCTTGGATGGTATGCATTAGGATCGTCGATATAATCACCGGCCCTCACATGGATAGCGCAAAAATCATTTTGCTCACCTTCATTCCGCATTGTAAAATAATGCCTGACCTCTTCAATGCAATGCTCAAAGAACATAGGACTTTGCAGATGTGCATCTATTGACCAGTCACCCCGATTTAGCTTAACCAATTTAAACCCCCAAAAATAGCCGTAATTCTGCCAATGCCGGCCGTCAGGTATCAATGGTAAGGGATTGACGAAATACTTGCTGAAATCGTCTCTATTGCCGCCAAATAAAGCATTATCATGGTTTATCCATTTCGGAAAGGCAAAGTCCATGCCGTTTGCCCTTGCAATACCAATGCATCCAGCAATGGTCCACATCTGATTACCAAACCGGCCTAATCCGCCGGTGCCTATACTTAATGAAGTTACCATTCGTTGTTTCGTTTGCGGTGGTGATGAAATATAATAGGATAATTATCTATGCTGAATTGCGGATGCTTATCATATACAAACTGCCCTCTGTTATATTGCGCTGGCCAATAATGTAGCTTTATATTATGATAATAAGCAAGGCACGTAAGTATTGCCTGATCATGCCGATGTTCCTGAAACGATGGGTAATTATAAACCAAACTTGGCGAATCGTCAATAAAACCATCCAACTGGCAATATTTAAGCCATTTGCCCACAAATAACCGAGCCGCCTCAGTATTGCGAATAAATATAGAAGATGCCTGTATTTGTCTGCTTTCCCGGTCAAACTTTCTCCCCCATTCAGGATATATGGCATTCATCACATCCATTTTACACCAATCCAAATGCCTGTAATTATTGCCAAATAAAAATACATCACTATCCATCCGGTCAATAATATGATTTAGGTTATTTACTATTTCAACACCTGCATCGGTATAAATCAATACATCCCCTTCATTTAATCTGCATAAATTATTATAAATGATATACGGCTTCCATAACCAATAACCTGCTCCCCTTGACTGCTCTAAAATGTGTTTGTTTAGGCTATAAAATATAGGATCGTAACATTTCTCATTAAACATAATGGAATGATGCGCGCCATGCTTTATTGCACTATCCCGGCATAAGATGGCCGCCTTCGTCATATTATTGTCGCTAAATGTTATATGCAGTTTCCTCACAGTAATTTGCTTTGAGTATGTAAAATGCCATAATCCGTTTCCGTCTGCCAAAGGTCACTATATCCAGGCCGCTGTGTAGTAATGAATGGCTTACAAATATAGCAATTTAAAACAGGTTGCACCTTCCTTAATAGAAAGTCATCATAAATGCCACTCTTATAAGGATCGTATTTACTTAATATGTATTTAGCAGCAAATGGAGTATAAATAATGGAATGAGTTGTATGGGTATGTTTACATCGCCACCAATGATATTGTTTGTGTTTTAACGGCTGCAAAGTATGCCCTGATAAGTACAATATATGCCAGTCCTTTGGTGCAGTAGTCAATACATCACTTAATTTGTCACTTACAAACTTTACGTCATCTTCAAATACCATAGTATTTTCTGTGATGCTTTGTAGTATAGCCTGTTGCGATAAATTGAATGATAAAAACCTATCCACATTTGGTATGGCTGCAAACCTTTCCACATTTAAGCCTTGTTCTTTAAATTCCTTTTTTGCCAGCTCCCATCGATCTGGCCGGCTATCCAAATTCAAACAAATTGCTTTCATGACATAAATATACAAAAAGGCCCCCAAAAATGAGGGCCTTGTATTATCCACAACCAAAACAAACCAAATTAAGCAGTTCCGGTAGTTCCGTAAACGGCAGCTTTTGGCTGGAAGCTTAACAGCTCGATACGAGCTTCAGCGCGATAAGTGATTAAGTTCTTCTGGAAGTCTTTGTCATCAAATTCAGTGCTACGCACGCTAAGAGCAGAAGCCTGAGCGATACCGAAAGCATCAGTATTTAAGACATAGAAACGAGATCCAGTTACTTGAGAATGAGGAACAACAGGCACACCAACGATGCGAGTTTCGCCGTTAGCTCCGATAGTTACACCACCTGGGATGCTGTAATCGCCGGGTTTAGTCTTCATCAAAGTTGCCCATGATGCGTGAGTAGTCAGAATCAGGTTAGGCTGACCTAAACCGAGAGCGCCATGTTGTGCAACACCATCAATCATCTTTTCAGCGTTAACAGTAGCAGCGGAAGAAAGTGCAGTTGATCCGGAAGCGATTGTATTCAGGAAACGAGTGTTAACGGCTCTGTTCCAATCTTCAACAAGCGACTGAGAAAGGTAAGCTTGTAAGAAAGGAAGATCTTGCAGCATCTGACGGCTAACTTTAGAGAAACCAGCGATGAAAGGCACGGCTACATTTACCATTGTGATGTTGTAGTCAATCTGCTGTTTGCTGCTTCCTTCAGTTTGTGCACCAAAAGATCCTTCACTAACCGTATCACTTGCACGAGGGAAAGTAACGTTTCCGGTTGAAGTTGGAATGATGCGGAAAACATCATACAGATGCGGATTGAAGAAAGAACGCATGATAGCGTTAGGAACGTAGCTGATTTGAGAAGTACCGGTCAGGTTACTTGTCAAAGTCATATCTTTTACATCCTTAGTTGCAGTAAAAGGAGTTTCAGATTTGATTTTCTCGAAGTTTTCAGCAACGATGTCAACGATAGCAGATTTGAATCTGTCGCTATTTGACCAGTCTCTTTTTGCGCTATCTTCAACGCCAGATTTAAGACGGTTAGCAGCAGCAGCAAATTCTTTTACTTTGTTGCTCAGTTCGCCGATTGTTTCGTTTTTCTTTTGCGCGTCTTCATTCAGTTGCGCGATGTCAGAGGCTAATTTTGTATCAATTGCCTTGATTTCTGATTTGATGCCATCCACAAGGGGATTCAATGCATCGAGGATTTCATTTGCCATTTTTTGTTATTTGTAAAATTTTAATAATTGTATGTCTATTGCCTTTCTCAGCTTACTTACATCAAGTGCAGTTTCCTGCGGCTCTTCTGTCTTTTGTGCAGTCTCCTGCGGCAAAAATAATGCTGATACTTCTTGCAATTCGTTTACTAATAATGATTCGTTTTCACCGGTATATTTACCTTCTTTGAGCTTCTTAATAACCCATGCCATGTAATCAATGGCGGTTTCTTTCTTCTGATTTAAAAAGGATTTAACCACGTCAAATGTAGGTGTATTTGGATTTGCACCCCACAATACCGCGCTACCTTCCCAAAGTGCAACCTGTGTAATTACATTGTGATCTACGGCCTTTTGCTGATTCAGTACGGTAAATCCAACTGAATGCTGGGTAATGTCTCCGCTTTCATATAAAGGCCATGCAACCTCTTTCCAAAGGAACATATCCCGGTAATTATTTTCACCAACGATATATTTGCCCTCTTTATATAACTTTTGAAACTTACCTAAACTGCTTTCCAGTTTACGTTCATGGTTTATCAAATGCCAAATCTCATTTGAGCCTAATGGGCCGCGCTCTGTTATAGTCTTATCAAATGCAGACTTGTCAAATACATCCCCATCCCGGTCAATAGATTCCATTTCAGCAATGGCCACCTTTACGCTCCTATTGGATGTATCCACATCGAGAGCCTTTAAATCGTAAACCTTATGCTGAATAGTATTCATTAACTTTTTATTTTGCCAGTACGACACACAAACCGCGTATCTCTGATCATTCTCACCAAACTCACCCACCATTTCACTATCACCCATACACCTGTCTAAAAACTGATCTCTATTCTCATTTGCTCTCGGACTTGGCATATCAACAAAATTCAAATACTAAAATATATTTATAATCTAAATGCGTCAACTATATTGTTCTTTCTTATCAAATTGCCATTCTTATCCCTCTTATTAATTACTACAAATGTACATCTGCAACGAATAACATCCACGGCCTTTGCCTGAGGGTCATGCGGATGATCTAATTCACTGCCCGATCTGCTATCAACAAACTTATCATTAAAATCAACTGTCTGACCATCCAAATGCCAATGGTCAGCTTTATCTTTTTGCCCTTTGAACGGATTGCCCCTTGTTCTATTATCCTTTGCAGCCACCCACATCTTCTGCTTTTGAAATGGTGACTTATCAGCACCCACAAAGGTACCGGCATGGATTGCCCGCCCTACTTCCGTTCTGGCTATCATATCCGCTCTATTCTGATTCAATCCCGGCACGGTTTCACTGATATATCTTGCATAATCATAATATCCCCACCCTTCACGATTGCCCCTATCCAATATATCCAACATCATGGCTCGGCTGGTCTGGACTATTTGCAATACACCCTTATCGTAAAAGTTAGTGCCCAAATATTCCATTATCATTTGTATCCATTCCTCACTTGTTCCAAACTGCTTTTCTTTGCGTAAAGTATTGTAATTATCCCTCGCATATTTAACGGCCACCTCCTTAATGATTTGATTCATCGTCTGGCTTATGCCATCGCTAAATAACAATGTATTGATATAACGCCTTGCATCCTGCTCACTATTCTGCAAAGCATCCTGAAAGCCTTTAATATCGGCCTGCAATGCCCGATAAAATTTACCCTTATACTTGTTAATGTATTTAACAGCTTTGTTCCTTTCCCTGTTCCAGTATATTCTCCGCTGTCTTGCCGTCATATTTAGATATGAAGTTAATCAGTTCTTTTGTAAAATGCCCACGCCTCACTATCATTTTGCCATACTCATTAATGCAGTTTTTCTCCCTTTCAGTTTCAGGATATATCCGCTTGGCTATACTTTGACAATAACTTTTAATTTCTGTTGTAGTTGACATTCTCAAAACATTCCCTAAAAAAGCTTATGGCCGGCACGTTTATATTGGCACTGAAATAGTCCATTTGCACAAAATACCATCCATACCCCTTAAGCCATATAATCGTTGTATTCTCCGCTGTTGTCATTGTTTATATCTTCATCAGGTACATCAACATCTTCTATTAATCCGTAATTTCCAGTAATTAAATACCGCTCATGCATTGGTATAGCCGTAGCCTCAAAACCTAACAACTTGCGATATTCATTACCATTTATCGTGCCTCTGTCAAACATACCATTGTACACTGTTGACATTTTAGAATAATCGTTTTGCAGTTCGGGTAATGTGCTGAAATCATAATCTAAATACTCACGGCTGCCAAAGGATGGCACTAATACCCGATTCAGTTCATCACGCAAGCTATTACACATCGGCATGATAAGATCGGTTACAAACTTCTTTTGCGCCCATTCTTTATTGCTGAATGATTGACCCGGTACTAATATGTCAGGATCTACACCCAATGCCATTGCGATTCGCTCCATTGTCTTATCCTGGCTATCTAATAGCTGCATATCAACACTATCCTTACCTATATTTAAAAACTCCCATTTGCCCTGTAAAGTAGCCACTGCCGCTTTCATGGCAGTATTGTTAATCTTATTGTCAATAACCGCCTTTAATTGCCCGGCCTGCTCTGGCGTTAAATTATCCAATGTCTCATTTGTTAGTACACCTTTTGCGCCGCCGTTCTGAAACATTGCAACAGCTGCCTCCATCGCATCATTATCTTGTTGTAACCTACGCTTTAACGGCCGCATTGGATTAAAGCCACGTAAATGGCTACGGTCAACAACATCAAAATTCGGGTTAAATGTTTTCCAATGTATTATGTCCGATTTAGGTATAGATATAAGCTTTCCGTTTATATCCAATATGTAACCCAAAACACCATATAAATCATTTGGATCAGGCACTAATTCAACTTTATCCGGCGGGATTAAGTACATCTCTAACACCTCACCATCTTCAACACCGCCACGATTAAGCCATATAAACGCCTCACCATTCAAAGCATAAAAGCTAAATACACCCTCGAAGAATGCATCGGCACCTTGTGTAGGATTAGGTTTATTGATTAGGTTGCTTAATGGTGAATTGCTTACAACTTCATCCAATGCCTTTATCCGGTCTATTTGGTAACGTTGTACATTGTTAACCGGTGAATGTTTATAACGCTTTAATGTGGTTTGATTCGTTGGCAGGTAGCTATAAATGGGCACGGTTGCAGCTTTGCGCCCTATCTTTTTGACAACCGTATAAACCGTGTCATTATTATCGTAAGCATTCTGATTACGATCCCATTTAAAAAAGCTTATTGGAGCGCCTACATAAACGCCGGGGAATGACATTGCTTTTTTCTGTATCTTTTCAATGCCTAAAAGTTTATTTATCCAACTCATTAGAATGCTACCCAACTGGGTGATTTTGTTGTAAGTTTAGTAAAGATGCCATATCTCATTGCATCCAATAAGTGATCATTCTCCTTTACAGGACTTTCATCACTTGCTATATTGCCATCCTTATCAGTCTTCCATTTGTACGATTGCAGCTCTGCTTTCAGATTGCTGCTATTATGTACAATATGCAAAGGATGTGATTTTACTTTCATGATGCCGGCCCATACATCTTTATCCGCTGGCTTGCAGTTAAATCCGTTTCTGCTTAGCTCTTCGATTGTTTTCGGCTCGGCTGCATCACAAAAGATTTCATCGCTCCTTGTCAAATTTAAACCCTTTAATTTGTTTATAAGGTCTGAAATTGTCAACTTAGGCAAATAAAGCAATTCTTCTACATAATTTGCACCTTCATAATGTTCTATTTTTACGAGAGCAGTAGGTACAGTATAACCAAAGTCGAGGCCATAAAATGTTTGTCCTTTGCCTGGTAGTTCGCTCACTATCTTCCAGTTGGTGTATATCAATTCTTTTGCCGCTCCCCTTTCCCCTAACCCATATACCTTCCACATAAAATCATCTGGCAAGTCTTTATATGATTCAATATAATTGATTTGTTGCTGACTTAGGTTGTGGATGTTATCCTGATATGTTGAATGTATTTTAACGTTTTTAGGATTATCGGCAATGTCATAAACCCATGAATTAAACTCAGCAGGGTTCCAGTCCATAAAGATGGTGCCTGTAGTCCGCATTGCCAACTGGTCAAATAATAGTTTGCTGATTAGGTTAGCTTCGTTTATGAATAAAATATCCCTACCTGGTCCACGTGCCTTACCCTCATCTTCGAGGCCAAACAATTCAATGTATGATCCGTTAGGGAATGAATAAACAAAGTCAGTCCATCGCATCCATTCTTCATACCAATTGCCAGTATCCCTTAAAACCTGTTGTAAATCCCTAAATGCACCACGTTTGATATGTGGCAGCGAATGGGATACTATTGATATTCGTTTATTGTTTTGTGTAGTTGCAATGCTGACAAGTATCTGAATAGTTGAATATGATTTACCGGACCGGCTGCCGCCTTCATTACATATTATTTGCGCCCCGTCTTTATACGCTTTGTGCGTCGGCCATATCACTTTGCTCGGTACTGCCATTCGGAGTTATAATTACCTGTTTTAGTTGTGGAATGTTTACATCGGCTTTTACATCGCTCTTTGATGTAGTTAATTTATTAAACTCTTCATCATTTGACATTAACTTATAAACCGCTAATTGCAATACTGGAGCGGCATCATCTCGTTGCCAGTTTCGCTTTAATTTACGTTTTGCAGCTAATTTGTGTTTATTCAATCCGTTTTTTATTTCCTCTAATTCGTTGAATTTCCACAAATAAAGAGTTGATAGATCAGGTTGAACAAATAGGCTTATTTCATCAAAAAAGCATAATTCATTATCTTCTATTGCCTTTAAACACTTACTTAATATTTCGTCTTTATCATAAGCCATACAAACGCTTAATGTGGTTTATTTCTAATATCAATTCTTTATCCTTTCGTCTTAAATACATACGTCTGATTACCTGGTATATTGTTTTGCCGTATCCGTAGCATGGTAATGTATCCCGGATGATAATTCTTGGCGTATTTAAGCTATTAAATGCATACCAAATGTAAAGATACCGACTTTTGTCGTATTCTTTATTCTTATCCGTACACTCTCTGAATTTGGGTGTTGAGTATTCGGCCTCCAGTATTTCGGCTAATTTATTTAGTTTGTGACTAAATGCGGAGGCTGCCATAATATAAAAGTATTTTAGTTAATACAAATAATTTAAAAAAAGATAAAAAAATATTTGGAATGTTGAAAACAATGGCATAGCTTTACACTATTAATTCACAAACAAACCTAAAATCATGCAATTACAAACCTTCGAAATCCAGTTTTACCCAAATGCAAAGACATTCTGGCCAACCTTTGACGGCAAAGGTACTTACCCCTCC